ATGTAAGCGAAGACTCGGAAAACTATTTTTCCCTTGGGCATGATTTTGTTAGGTTATCTTTAAATAGCGACATACTTTTTATCGTTCATGCTCATCCAGATAATTGCACTCCCAGCGAATACGATAAAGTATGCTGTAATAAAATAAACATACCTTATATAATTTTTAACCTCACAACCCTAGATTATTGTATAGTATACCCAGATAAATACAGTAATTTAATAGGAAGAGAATATAAATTTGGAACTTCCGATTGCTTCGAAGCGTGCAGAGATTGGTATCTAGCTCACAATATACCTATACCAAGTAGAAATTTGCACTGGGAAGACGATTGGTGGCTAAAAGGTCTAGATTACATTATAAATTTAGAAGATTGGGGATTTAGGGAAACACCATCATTAAATTATGGTGATTTATTAGTGTTTGGCCAGGATGTAAACAACCATATTGGTGTATATACTGATAAAGATATATTCTATCATCATGCAGTAAACAGACTATCCTGTAGAGAAAATATTTATCCGTTTTGGGGTAGTATGTTAAAAAAGGTTTATAGATATGAGAAAAGTATTATTACTAGGAACGCTTGGAGATAAGTATGGTTCAAGTTGGGAAATAGAAGCGAACACCTATCAAGAAATATTTTCTTGTATAGAAGCTAATTATCCTTCATTTCGTAAAGATCTGATAGAAATAGCAGAGGCTGGTGGAGACTTAGATATACAATCCGGAGACAAATTTCTAGAGGTAGAAGATATGTTTTACCCTGTTGATGCGGAAACAATAGTTATAACACCAATTCCATCAGGAGCTAAGTCAGGCGGAGCAAAGATATTAGCTGCTATAGCTATTGTAGCTTTAGCGTTTGCTATATCGCCAGTGCTTGGAACTTTTGCAGCAGCAGGAACGGGCACAGTTGGCGCAACTTATTTTGCATTAACTGCAGCTTTCTTAATTGCGGCCAATCTTGCAATGACAGGTATTATGCAGTTACTTGCACCAGACCCTTCTGTTGACACTAACGATCAAGACTACTTATTTAGTGGTCCTGAAAATACTGTAGCAGAAGGCAACGTTGTTCCTGTACTATTTGGCGAAATGATAGTTGGTGGAGTAGTAATTAGCTCGGGTGTTGGAGCTAGTTATGCATCTTCTGGGCATGTAGGAGCTGGTGGGGGTCCAGGCATACCTATAAATCCTTTTACGCTTGGCGTACTACCTTCTAACTTTCCGATAGTTTCTATGCCAATGCCAGGAATTACTATGATTTCCCCCTTTACCGCAACTCCTGGAAACCTTAGTGTAACAGATATTACTATAATTACTGACACGCCTTACCCGGCATATGATGGAACTGAAGCCCGATGAAATATTATAAAAATTCTACTGGAATAGTTTATGACCTTATTAGTGAAGGACCTATTAGTCTTGTTAATGGATTAAATTCTATATACTTAAATAGACGTCCAATAGCTAATGCATCTTTAAGCAGAGCCGCTTTAGGTGGCCCAGCACTAGTATTCTTAAATAACAATGGATCTTCAATATATCTAGGCCAACAAAGATTAGGTATTGGGACAGAAATCCCTATATTAATTAAAAAAGGGGCTAAACAAAGTACAACATCAGTAGTAGCAGGTAGCTACCAAGTAACTGCTACTGCATTCTTTACTTCTGATATGCTAGCTAGTAATTCTGACGGGGATATAGGGCTTTACCAGAAAGTTCGTATTCCTGGCGCAGGTGTAGGTGGGGAAGAATATGAGGGGGAAGTTCTAAGTATTAGTGGAACTACTGCTACTATGGACACACCTATTGGCACTACTGTAAGTGGTCCAGTATACTGGGATCATTTTACTTATGGGATTGAACTTAATACTGCCGGCGTATATAGTATTACCTTAAACGCGTCAGCAGCTAACTCAACTTTTTGGAACGCAAACTTTACACCTCCTAGTACTAATTGGACTAGTGTAGAAGCTATTATTGGAGCTGGGAATTTAAATATAAATGGTGATAATACGGTTCTTAATTTTAAAGATGTAAAAGTTAATTTTAGGAATGGCTCAGCTAATCAACCACCTACAATAAATACAAGTGGTTTTTCTTCAGCAAGTTACGGTATAAATTTAAACGCGGAATTAAGTCAAGTTACAGCAGCTATTCAAGAAGATGGAACATCTGTATCAATTTATGGTAATAAAACTAATCCTTGGTGGACCGGTGATAGTATAAGTGAAGTACAACCAGCATCAGGTGGATCTGTTTTTACTTTAAATACAGGATCTGGCGCTAATGGGTTAAATATAGGTTCCCCATCTGAAATTGATGAGATAGTTATTACAATAAATACCCCTGAAGGACTGTACGGAATTAAGGAAAATGAAGACCAAAATAAAACAAATGCAGGTGCTGTTTTTCAGGTATTTTTAAAATATAAAGTAGCTGCTGCGGCAGACTGGCAAAGAAAGCTAATACTAGGGCCTTCTAAGGAAGCTTTAACATCTTCTACGGGTTACTTTGTTCATAATCAAGGAGCCCTCAGTAGTGGAGGTAGCCACTCTGGAGTACTTAAAGCCGAAGTAGATTCTGCAGTTAACTTTGACTTTAGAATAAATCTACAAGAATTTAAGCCCTTCGATAATTTTGAAATAGAAATTTATAAAATTACTCCAGATAGATTTAAAGTTGGAAAATGGACGTATTTTCAAAAAACTGTAGTTACTTCTGCCCAGGCTTATGTTCATGATAAGTTATCTTACCCATATTCTGCGTATGCTGCAATAGAATTTAATTCTCAAGAATTTCAAGGTAATATCCCAGAAAGAGCTTATCATTGTTATGGGGTAGAAACAGACCTTCCTGTTAATTATGTGACTAGAGAAGAGTCATCCAATGGTGTGGCTAACTATAATAGGTCAGGCGGTATTGATACAGGTGTCTATCAAGTTTGGAACGGTACTTTTAGAAGAGGTTACTCTAATAACCCTGTTTGGAATTTAAGAGAGATATTACTAAATAACAGATGGGGATTGGGTAACTGGCTTACTACTGATCAAATAAATAAGTATTCTTTATACTCTTTGGCAAGATACTGCGATGAATTAGTACCAGATGGAAAAGGTGGATTAGAACCACGATTTACTTGTGGCGTATATCTAACCCAAGCTACAGAAGCCTACAAAGTTATAAAAGACTTTGCAACTACTATGCTAGCTCTACCTTATTGGGTTGACGGAGAATTTATACTAGAAGGCGATAGACCAGGTGAGCCAGTTTATACTTTCACAAAAGGTAATATTGAAGGAGGAATTTTCTCCTACGAAGGAACAGGTAATAGAACTCGTGTTAATCAAATAGCAGTTACTTACAATGACAGAGATAACTTTTATGAGAAAAGCGTAGAATTAATTGATGACATTGACAATATAGTTTTAACTAATAGACTTATAACAGAAGAAGTAGTTGCTTTCGGAGCCACGTCTAGAAGTCAAGCTATTAGATACGGCAAATGGAAGCTTTTAACGGCTAAACTACAAAAAGAGGTAGTATCTTTTAAAACAGGAGAAAATGCTGGTTATTTAAAACCTGGTAGTATCATAAATATTCAGGATGCAGATAGGGATAGAGTTAGATATTCTGGCAGAGTAGTAAGTGCAACAACTTCTCAGACAACTATTGATAAAGCTATAACCCTTTACGCAGGTGAGACATATGAGCTACATGTATTCATGTCGGGATCTGCTACTTATCTTTTACAGGAGTCCGCTATCGTAGGCGGAATCACGTATAGTTATGGTGATATTCTTCCTATAACAACGGAGGAAGCTGCAGCAGTTTTAAGAGACGATAGTAATAATGAAGTAAAGGTACAATTTAGCCCTGATTCACACTTAGCAACTACTACAATTACTAATCTTCCTGGGACGCATTCTGTGCTTAATGCTTCATTTACGACAGCACCACAGTCTGAGGTTATTTGGGCTGTCACCTCAAAAACAAATGGCGTTATTATAGCAGGTAGCCCAAAAATGTATAGGATACTTGGTATAGGAGAAGATAATGGAGTTTATACAATTACTGCTGTAGAACACTTTAATTCTAAGTTTGATTTAGTTGATGAAGACTATCTTGCAGATCCGCCTGAGTATGTTAGAAGGTATACTGAAATACCCTCTGTAACTAACTTTACAGCAGCCTTACAGTTTAGTACTGAAGGTATAACAGAAGCTAACTCTAGCATAATCCCCAACATCATGTTAAGTTGGGACCCTCCTGTAGAGAACCAAACTATATATTCTGATTTTAACAGGTATGAAATTAAGTACAACAAACCTGATGGTTCTTTTACTGTAATTGATGTACCAAAAGACTCAATTTATTATGAGTTAAAAAACGTACCAGAAGGACTACATAATTTTTCAATTCAAGCTATAAGTAATACAGGTCCAGTATCGGTATCAAAAATTTTTAGTATTGTAGTATCAAGGGATAATTTTGTGCCTGGAGTATTTAAACAATCATCCTTACTAAGAGGTGGTGTATTTAATAAACCTATTAATTTCTCTTCTAGTTCCTTAAATATATCAAATACTTATAAATTTACAGCGCCTTCTGGTGTGCAGAAAGTCTTATCATGAGTTTTACTAGTTTAGATTTTTCCTCTATAACTTCTGAGGGATATATTGTCTATAATACTGACACTGGATTTAAAGTTCTAATTGAAACTAATGACGATATATCATATTTTGGAACCCTAACTTATAGAGCTACTTGCACTATGCAAGGGGCGTATCTTACGGCATTAACTGGTTCTTTTGCGGATCTTGCTAGTAAGGATAAAGTTCTTATTAAGATTGATTCTTCATGGGCCACTGTTGTATCTTTTGTAGATAATAACAATGTTATTCTTGATAGAACTTTTGACAGTGCAAGACTCTGCACTTTTTCTGGCAGCACAGTTACTACAGTAAATGATTTTGCTGTTAACACTAGAATAATGTTTAAAAGCACGGGAGTTTTGCCAACTGGTATTGCTAATAATACTGTATACTATGTAAAAACTGTTACACCAAATACCTTTACCTTCTCCTCGACACTAGGTGGTGCTGCTATAGTAACTAGCGGGGGATCAGGGCTCTTCTCAGTATATAGAGTGTATGATGCTAGTACGTCAAACTATTATCCTGATCTTATAAAAGACACTATTATAGCAAAAGTTATAAAAGTAGGTGCGAATTACACGATAGAACCTTACTATACTGTAAATAGTGAGTTAGATACTGTTACTCCCGTTGCAACAAGGCCTGCCACAGGCGAATTTATTGGTCAGGTAGTATTAGACTTATCCGATAGTACAATTTATACGTGGGATGGAACTTTTTGGGTCGCATCCTCTACAGAAGTTATAAGATCAGCTACCCCACCACCAAGTCCAACTAGTGGGCAATTTTGGTTTAGAACTACAGATTCTTTATTGTTTAGCTGGAATGGCACAGAGTGGGTTCAGGTAGTATCTGCTACTCCGGGTAACAGATATATAAATGTAACAACAGAAAGTGGCCTCTATACAGGAGAGCTAGTTACAAATACCGTAGACAACAATTTATACCGCTGGGATGGCAGCGTATGGGTACTAGTTAGCGACACGTCAATACTAGATCTATCTAATGATTCCCACACTGTACCAACTGATTTTAATAATACTAGCCCAAATCTTACTGGAGCTGAAACTGTTGTTAGAGTTTTCTCTGGCGGGGCAGATGTTACTAATCTCTGGACACTTAGCGCTACTCCTGTTGGGGTTACTGGATCTTTTGGTGTAGGGGCTAATTCTAACAAATATACAATTGCAACTATAACTCAAGATGCCGCATATGTAG